GACCTCAGCCTTACCAAGGCTATGCACCACAACGGCTTGTGCTGACGTGTGCGACAGGTGCGCCATATCTAGCGTCATCAGCCGACAGGTTCGTCATGTGTTCTCGCGGGCGCGCGCATCATGCGCATCACGTTGCCGGCGTGCAATTTCAAGCTCACGTCCGCGAGCCGACCGCGCACCGTTGGCGAAGTCTTCGGGCAATAGCCCCTTTTCGCAATGAGGGCAGTTGGGCGCCATCTTACGCCCCCATGACCGATCAAGCTCCTTCGCCGCTCTACGAACGAGAACGGCTTTCGCGCCCTCATCAGCCTTGTGATGGTCGCGGCGTATGTGGGCAACCATCTCGTCCAGTCGCGCATAGATCGCCAGAACCGCATCAAAGGCCTCGATTTGGCGTCCGCAGTCGTCGCACTCAATGAGCCTGTCGGTCTGGGAGAGAACCAAGCGTCGATGGGCGCATTTCGGCGCGTCACGCCTGCGCCACCCCTTCGCCAAGCGCATTCCACCAAAGTCGATGACGTTGTGTGTATAGGCGCCAGACGTGCGGCCCTCCTCAAGTTCGCGCTTGTCGCTCATCACCGTCCTCCTCCAATAGAGTGTACCACGCCGCGCAAGTAGTCGGGAGCGAAAACGGCGTAGTGCTTGCGGGTTGTTTCAACGCTGTCGCCCAGCAACTGAGCGACAACCTCAATCGGGTTTCCGTCCTGCACGGCCCATGATGCGGCTGTGCGGCGCAGATCATGGCGGTGAGCGTCATCTAGCCCGGCAAGCCGACAAGCCCGCTCATAGGCCTTGCGGACAGACAGGACGCGCCCTCCCTTCCACTCGACCACAAAGCCCGACTTGCCCCGGCACTCGTAGGCGCGCTCAAGCACGCTGCGCAGGCGGTCATTCATCGGGACCGGGACGGTGCGCTTGTTGCGGCTCTCGCCCGGCCTGAACCGGACCATACCGGCTTCGAAGTCAACGCGATCCCAGGTCAGCGACAGGATGTGCTTGCCGCGCGCCGCCGTGCTGATCGCCAGAGCCAGGAACACGCGGAGATGGAAGGGCGAGGCGTGGAAGTAGAGGCGGGCGAACTCGCTGCGGGTCAGGAACCGCTCGCGGGCCTCACCCTCGCCGGGCAGATCAATCGCGGGCTCGTCCTCGGGGCGCATCCACTTCTCGCGCACGCCGAACTTGAGGGCCTGGCGAAGGAACCGCAGCTCCTTCGATATGGTGGCGTCTACAACCCCCGTCAGACGCCTTTGGGCGACGTAGCTGCGCACAGTGGCCCGGCTCACCAGATCGGGCGTCAGCGGCCCCATGGCGCGCCGTATGTGCGCAAGGCTGTTGGCGATGGCCTTGGGGTATTTGACCGAGGGATTCTCTTCGCGCTCGGCAAGGTATGCGGCGCATAGATCCTCGACGGTGAACTTGGCGGGTGGCGCCTGCTTGATCGCCGCGAACTGGATCATCCAGGCTTCAGCGGCAACCTTGTCCGTCAGCCCCGTAGTTTGACGACGCGAGCGTCTATTTTCCGTCCAGGCGACGTACCAGACGAGGGTTCGGTGCTTGTTGATGATGGGCCGGATGAGTCGGTAGTCGGGCACAGGCTTTCCTCGAAGGCTTCGACGGCCTCTGGCTTGATGCGGATGAGCTTTGGCCCGAAGCGTAGGGCCTGCAAGTCGCCGCGCTCGATGTAGCGTTCGACGGTACGGGGGGAGACGGACCACTTTGCCGCCACGTCCCGCACGGTGAGAAGGGTTTGCGCCATGGTGATTAGCCTCGACGGTTGGGGGCAGCACGGGCAGGGTCCCGTGTCGCCGCAATTAGCGGAGCGAAGCGCAGCACCGGGAGGAATAACTTCTCCCCCGCGCGGGCGTAGTCCTCCAGCCGTTCAATCAGTCCCGCGATCTCAGTCGCCATTGTGGGTCTCCTGGTCCTTTAGGGCTTGGCGGCCGGCGTCGGTGATCTTCAGGTGATCTCTCACCGAGAGGCGCGCCAGGCCCCTTCGGTCCAAGCTGCGCGCGGTTCGGTATTCCCGAGCCCCGCATACCGCTAGGCCGTCCAAGCGGAATACGGGGTCCGCGATCATTTGCAGAAGGCCCCGCTGCGCCTCTGTCAGCTTCACCCGCTCAGTCACGGTCGGGACCCTGGGCGATGCTGGAAGCGAGACGGTCGATGGCCCGGCGCGCTTGGGCGCCTGGCGCCTTAAGGTCGCGCAAGCCGTGTTCGGCCGCCTCCGCCCCGCTGGAAAAAACGGGAACTGTCGTGGCGTATCCCCAGGCGCGGTCATCAACGTCGCCTCCCCGGAGGCGGAGCGCGAGTAGGTTTCCGGCGCGGTGGCAGGCGAGCCAGCCGGCGCAGAGGTTTCCATCCTTCTGATGACAGAGGAAGAGCCCTCGCCCGCCGCGCATCATTTGGTCGATGATCTCGCCGTCATAGGCGCGGAGCTTTTCGTACTCCTCCGCTGCCCAGATCCCAGAGGGCACGTCACGCCGGTAGGGGCACGTCTTGCAGGGAACTTGTGAGATGCCGTGTTTCTCACCCCCCACGATCATCCCCCTTCACGGGTTGGTCGGATGGGGTTAGGGCGGCTTCGATCTTCTCGACAGCCTCCATGAGACCGTTCGCCTTGCCCTGGTCCCACGACGACAGGGTTGTCCGGCGAAGAGCTGCCGCTTCGGCCTCCAGGCCCTTCAGCGCCTCCCCCAGCGCCTTGGTCCGGTCATTGGCTGGGGGAGGGGAGGCGAGAAGACTGTCTCGCAACTCCTTCATCTGGGCGGCGTCAAGTGCGCGTTCGCAGTCGCGGAAACCTTCGCGATATGCCGCCTCGCAATCGTTTGTGGCGGGTGCTGGTCGGGCGTCCCGAATGGCGGGGTGATAGGCGACGATCCCGAATGCCTCTCCGTCCGAGTTCTTGCTGTCCATCAGTTGCCGGGCCAGCCAAGCGCGTTGATCGGTGATCTTGTGCGGACCATCTACGCTGATAGGCCAAGCCACCGGCTCCCCCGCCTCCTGGGGGGATGAGCGAGAGGCTTCTAGGAGGGCGTCGGCGAGGGGCTGGCTGGCTACATGGCCGCGGAGTTCGGCGTTCTCTGCCTGTAGGCGGGTGATCAACCCCGCCGCGTCCAAGCACACGCTTTGCGCCCCGTTATCCCAGAGGCGTTCGGCGGTCTCTTTCAACCGCTCCACGGTCTTGTCTGGGTCGGTGTAGTAATCCACCGCCTTGATCTCATCCGACATTGGTCTTCTCCTGGGTTAGGGTGGAGAGGGCGGCCATGGCCTTGTCCTGCGCCGCGCGAGCCTCGGTCAGCTCGTCGTCGGTCATGTTGAGGATGCCCCGTTCGATCTGGGCCTGCCGCCAGCGCACAGCCGCGCTCAGAGCCTCCACCGCTCCCTTGGTCTTCTCTCGTTCGGAGAGGAGGAAATCGGACGCCATCAATTCCCAGGCCGCATGGCCCGCCGCGTCGTATTCATCCCAGGTCGGGTACTGATCGACCCAACCGTTCGGGCGGAAGTGCTTGGCGTGGACAGCGTGAAGCCGCTGGCCAGGGGTTAGCTCCACCGCTTCATCTACTAAGGTCTGTTGGTTGTTCATTAGTCTGGCCTTTTGAGATTTTGGTTCAGCCCGAGTTGCCTCTGATGGAGACGGGTCCCTGCCCGTCCCACCCGAGAGGCGGTGCGATCTGGATCAGTCGGCGGCGATGCGTTCGTGAAGCGCGTCCAGCAGAGCCAGCTTTCCCGCATCCTGCTTGGCGTGAAGCCGCGTCTGAACGTCATCCCAAAGGCGCGGGAGAGCGGCGGCTACAGCCTCCGACAAAGCCTCGTTCAGGACGGCGGCTTCGGTCTGGTTGTAGGTGGGGCTGCTGGCGAAGTGGCCCCGGAACTCGACCTTGAGCGTGTAGCTCGCAGGGTCCTTAGCGCAGATGACTTGCGTGTGGACGGCGCGCGCCTTGTTGAGCGCGTGGCGAACGGCGCGATATCGTTCCTCGGCATCTGAAAGATCGCTCACGGTCTCTATCTCCTACTCGGCTCAAAGCCGCGGGATTTCAGGGGGAACTTGGACTTGGGGTAGATCCCCAGGTGCTTCTCACGCTGGCGCCGCTCCTTGGCGCGCATGGAGGCTTCCTCGGCGGTCTTCTGCTTGTGGGGAGCAGCCAGCGCGGGAGCCATGTTGCTCTCCCGGTTCAGGTTCTCGCCGGGCGCGGCCTGCCAAAGCGGCTTGACGTGTTCCAGCTCCCACTTCTCGCCGGCCATGATCTTGCGCTTGGCGATGTGGCAGATGCCGCCGTGACGCTCGAACACGCGGAGGCGGACGTGGGCGGGAGGGATGGAGTCGGGCGTCTTGCCGACCCATTCAGTTACGCTGCGTCCGTTGGTCGGGAGCTTGGTCACGGGCAACGCCTGGAGGGGCTATTAACCGCCTCCAGGTCCCTGCCGTTGTGAAAGGGGTTGGCCTCCATCCACGCATCGCACTCAGCGAACGTGCCGGTGAAGACGGTCTCAAAGCCCTTGCCGCCTTCGTTCAGCGGATCGGGCAGAGGGCGCCTGACATTGACCACGCAGCAGGAGTTGGGGGCGCGCCAGTCGGCGGGCGCGTTTGGGGCCTCGATCCAGTACGGCCCAAGGTCGGGCTCTGGCGGATAGGCGAAGCGCCCTTGCCTGTCGCGGTGTCGCATCAGGCGGCTTCCGTCTGCTTGGCGAGGGTTTCGGGCGCGACCTGCAGAAGGCCGGCGACCCAATCGAGGATGTCCTGCTTGGACTTCTGGAAGTCGGCCCGCCCCATCGCCTTTGAGGCCTGAGACTTGGCGCGAAAGACCCGAACGACGGACTCCGCGACCATGACGACGGTGTATTCGTCCAGCTCGCGGCGCAGGTTCGTAGCCCAGCGCGCGGCCTCTGCCTTCGTCCCGCAGACGTAATCCTGCATGGTGCAGTGGCCGGTTTCGATCAGCGCCCGCTTGCGCAGATGCTCACTCGACGGGAAGTCCCGCCGCGCGCTGTCGGGGAGGGACTGCCAAGCCTCTCGAAGCCATGCGAACTCATGGCGGTGTGAGACCTCGCTCCGATCCTCATGCTGGACCAGGCGGTAGGTCTTGCCGTCCTGATAGGCGTCTTCGAAGCGGTCAATGAAGCCCGGAACAGGGGCCATGACGCCCGCCTGACAGCGGAAGGGGATCGGAGCGGCGGTCATGGCGCTACCAGATGCTCAGGCTGGTCGCGAAGGGGATCTCGTCGTCGGGCGCGAAATCATCCGCACGGTCGTTCCCGGCCATGCCGCCTGAACCGCCTTGACCCACGCCTTCGTTGCGAAAGCCGGTGTCGTTTCCGCCGCCGCCCTGGCGCTCCTGCTTCACCTTGATCTGGCCGGCGAGCATGGTGCCGTTGGAGCCCTTGGCCCATAGCGCAACCTCGTAGGTCACGCCGTCGATCAAAGCATCGCCCTTCCAGTCTGGCGCCCGTTCGTTTTTCTTGTCGCGCTCTGCGAAGACGGCAATGTCTCCATCTTTTTTCTCATAGGCCATCAGGCGGCTTCCTTCTGTTGGACGGCGGATTTCAGGGCTTCGATCTTGGCGTCCACCTCAGCGAGGAAGTCGCGCACATCGGCCTCAAGGCTGGCGATCAGGGCGTCGTCACGCTCAACACGGCGGACGAACAACTGCATCTCGGCCGGCAGGCGCGGATCGAACGAAACGAAGTCGCACCACTCGCGCTCGGTGCAGGCCATCTGCCACTGCATCTGAGTGACGTATTTGCCGGGGACCGCGCCGCCCGAAAGCGTCTCGATGTGCGTGGCGCTGTTGGGGCATTTGATCTCCAACAGACCGCGCTCACCCACTAGGCCGTCAGGGCTGGCGTGGGTGCCGGGAATGGTCGGATGCAGGACCAGGCCGACCTGGGCGACATCCACGTCCATGATGAAGGAGTAGGCGGCGCGGGCTTCGGGCTCCTTGTCGTTGCCCCACTGCATTGCGGCGTTCGTGAAGCTATCGGTCGGAAGGCCGGTCAGGCGCTCCACCACGAGTTGCGCCATCACGTTGGCCCGGTCGGCTCCCCAGCCGGATTTGATGCGCGATAGGGCTTGCTGGACCTGAGAAGCCCCGAGGCTCCCCGCGCGGGCGGCGCGCCACTCAGGCGTGCCCTGGATGAGCTCGAGGGTCATCAGCGAGCCCTCCGCTTGGCTTCCAGGGCCTTGATCGCGGCGTCCAGGCGGTTGGCCGGGAGGTGGGCGAGGGTGTCGATGCGCAGGTAGTTCAGGAACCGGTCGCGGTCGGCCCCGACTTCCTCCATCAGCGCCACCAGATCGGACACCTGATCGTCGGTGATGTGCGCCGTGACCGTGGCGCTATTGCCGTCGTCGTCGCTCTCGCCGGTAGAGATGTTGAACACCAGCTTGAGCAGGTAGCGTTGGCCGTAGGAGAAGGCCGCACCGCTCGCATGGGTCTTCGTCATCACCGCGCCGCCCTTCGCGCCCAAGCCATCGGCGGGCAGGTCAGCGTGGTGGATCTCCTTGTGGCCGTCGCGGTGCGCGACTCGGCATAGAACCCGGACGTGATCGGGCTTGGGGCTGTCGCCGGTGTCGTAGCTGAGCGAGAATCCGTGCTTGGTGTAGATCGGACGCAGAGCCCTATCGAGCGCCGGGTAGCTGGCGTACTTGCTGCTGGTCTGAGAGTTCGTCGAATCCACAGCGATCGGCCCCATCTCAGCCTGGGCCTGGTTCATGGCGTCGTGGTAGGATTGCTCCGCGCTACTGGCGTTGACGCGTTCATAGAGCGACATCAGGCGTTCCAGCTTTTCGACATCCATTCCGGGGTCGGAAGCGGCGCGGGTGATGACCTGCATGAGGCCAGCAGCGTCAGTCACCACGGCGGGCGGGTTCGGCTGTTCTTTCAGCCGGGCGGGGGCGTTCATTGGAAAGCTCCTTGATGGGGTTGGGCGGCGACCAACTGCACCCGAGGCGACCAGACCTTGCGGCGCGTAGTCGTGACGGTCAGTTCCTCGACGTGGACGCCGGAGTGAATGGCTTCCCGTTCCTTCGCGGCGCGGATCGCAATGGCTCTGTCGTCAGAGGTGAACAGGACCACGCCAAGCCGATTGCAGACGAGGTAGTCTGTGCGGGTTGTGGAGTTCATCAGTAGTCGTCCCCGTAGTCAGGCTCTGGCGGGTTTTCGAGGAAGTCGATCTCGATGCGCGCAACCTCGGCGTCGGTAAGCTTGAGGCGCGGCGCGTCTGCGAAAGCGGCGTCGGACATAAGCCAAGCGTCGATGATCTCGACTTCGGGTGGCTCTGCCGGGTGGCCCGGATAGCTGAGCGATCCGTAGTGAGCAGGCGCGCCCCACGAGTGGACGTCGATCTCGACTTCGACTTCGGTCTCGCCGTCATCGCGGACGGCTGTGTGAAAGCAGGTCGCGCTCACGCCACCCACCCCGCCGCCACAAGGACGATCACCAGAAGGAAGGGGATGACGGATAGGCGTAAGGCTTGACCAGCAGCCCAGGTGAGGTGGGGGAGGGGGGTCACGACTGCGCCTCCGCGATCAGGCGCTTCATGCGGTTCGCGTGGCGATCGCCGCTCTCGCGTATTTCCTTGTTGCAAAGGGCCTGACTGCTTTTCAGCTTTTCGAGCAGGCCTTGGCAGGCGTCCTTGGGGCCGGTAAACAGGACGCTAGAGCGGAGGACGCGAGAGGGCTTCGACCCCCACCTCGCGGGCACCGTCAGGGTGCGCTCTGTGACCTTCTCGACCGGCCCTAGGACTTCCCGCGAAAAGGTGTCCTGGTGGATGCAATAGTCGCCGACGCTGACCGTACTCATGCCGCCGCGCTCCTTCCAATAAGGGCCTGAGGCCCCCAGATCATGTTGTGGTAGGTTGCGACCCTGCGGCGGGCGTACTGGCTGACAGTCTCGCCAGCGCCGGACGGGTAGCCACAGCGCTTGGCGGCGTCGTGGAGGCTGTCGAAGGCCTCGCCCCAATCCAGCGCGTCGTCCGGGGTCATCTCGAAGACGCTCAGAGCCAGGGCCATGTCGTCGTGGTCGCGGAGGGAGCCCATCTACTCGCCCACCTCAGCTTGAGAGATGGCGGCGTTGATCTTGTCGAGAACCGCCTGATAATCAGCTACGTCTTCGCGGGCGCTCTCATCCAGAGTGTCCGTTGTGCCGTCGAGAGAGCAGCTTTCGATCAGGTCCTGGCAGTCCCGAGACACGAAGGCCTGCGCCCCCTTCAGCGCCTCCAGTAGGGCGGGAAAGGCGTTGTAGCGATGGGCGGCTGTGGCGAGGGCGGCGTCCACATCTTCGCACTCCATTTTCACGTAAATGGCTTCAGCAAGCGCGTTAGACCCGAGGTTCAACACGCCGTAATAGCTGTCGTATTCAAGCTTCTCAGCCATCACGCGGCGCTTTCCAGCGTGGCGTCGATGATCGCCTGTTCAGCGTCCTCGCGAACCAGCTCCAGCAGGTTGTCGAGGAGCTTGCGGACCTCGGGATTCTTGCGGTCCACGCCGTCTAGGAAGCTCTTTCGCTTCCACGTCTTGCGGGCAGGCTCGTAGGTCAGAGCGCCAGCGTCGCGGATGTCCAAGTCTTCGACATTCCCGCCCTCGGCAGGCTGCCAGTAGGTCGCGGCGTGGTAGGGCTCGACGAAACCCTCAAGTTCAAGTTCGATCTCGAATGCGTAGGTCGCGGCCATCAGGCGCTCTCCATCCGTTGGGGGTTGTTAGGCGGGGCCTAGAAAGGCACGTCTTCGAGTTCAGCCGTGGCGGCCACGCCATCGCCCGCCGCCTCACCAGCGACCTCGCCAAGCTCGTCCACGACCACGCGGACCTTCTCGACGGTCACGTCAGCGCCGCGCGCCTTGAAGTCCTCCGACGCGCGGTTGGCCTCGTACTCGCTCTCGAAGTGCTGAACGGTGGGCGCGAAGCCCTCCAGGGTCGCCGTCATCCGGTGACGGTCGGCTTGCTCGCCAGCGGTGCGGCACAGCACTTGGATGTTGCTGCCGTAGGGACCGGCCTTGATGTGGAGCTTGCCGCCGATGACGACCTCGGTGATCGAGCTGTCGGTCTTGATCAGCTCGATTCCCTTGAAGGGAAGGTCGGCGGCGGTCTTGACGGTCTTGAGTTGCATTGCGGGTCGCTCCATCGGCTTGCCGCTGTGTGCGGCTGATGGAGGAACGTTCGAAGATTACGAACCCAATGTCAAGAGAAAGTTCGCGCACCACGAACCTAACCGAGGCTCAGGGTGCGTCAGAATCGGACGTAGCGACATGACGAGGGGTTGACGCGCTTGGCGTTGCGCGGATTCGTTAACGCTTGAGGAAGGGAGGGACTAGTGGCGCCGCGCTTGGTCTTTAGCGTTCAAACATACGTCCGCCGCGGTCGCGACCTTGCGCCGGCCGCGCGCTATGAGTTCCTGAGTGGGGTTGAAGCCGAAGAGGCGGGCCGCGACCTAAGCCGTGTGACGGACGGCGTCTTGGTCTACGCGCAGTTTGGAGATCCAGACATTGGCGTCTGGGAAGAGCCCGAGGTCTTCGCTCGTCACGGGGACGCGCCGCGACTGGAGTTCTAGGCGCGGCGGTTCTGGGCTAACAACTCAACCATGCCCGCCGCCGTTGCGCGCTCGTCGTCCTCAAGATCCCGATAGGCCGAGATCATTCGCTCAAGCACCTCGTCGGCGGCGAACGGGTTGACGTCCATGAGGTAGCCCTGCGGGATTGATAGCGCCTTGGCCGCGCGCTCCACCCAATCGCGATTATAGCGGGCCGTGCCGTTGCCGGTCTCAAGGTCGCTAACTTGGCCCTTAGACGTGTCCATCGCCTCGGCCAGCTCAAGTAGCGTCATGCCGACATAGTCGCGCCAGGCCGCGAGCCACCAGCCGGAATTGGCTCTGTAGGTGGTGTGGTCAGCAAAGCGGGGCGCGCGTTTTCCCATGTCCGCAATGTGCGACCGATGGGCTCGTTTGTCGTCACGCAGTCTACGAACCTTGGCGCTTGCATCAACGTTCGTGATGTGCGAACCTTTCGGCATGACGTTACTCGAATATCGCAAGGCTAAGGGGCTGACGCAGGAGCAGTGCGCCCACCTCCTTGGGCTCAAGAGCAAGAGCGTGATCAGCGACATCGAACGGGGGAGAGCGGGGCGAAAGGTCCCGCTGGCCCTCGCTCTGCGCATCGAGAAATGGTCCGCCGGCAAGGTTTCGGCGGCGTCGCTTTGTTCGCTGGCTGCCGAGCTTTTGCCTGCCCGCAAGACGCGGAAAGCCGCCTAAATGCCCCGCAGCTTCGCCACAAAAACCGGGAGATATCGCCTGAACATGGCGACCGCCCCCCGGCGCGCCTTGACCACTGAGGCGTGTTCCGAAGCCCCCCGTATGGGGATGACGGTTTCGAGGCTCATCTCGTTCGCCAGCGTCGTCGCCTGGATGCGCAAGAACCTCTCTGCAGCCTCTGGCCCCAAGGCCTCCCCTAGCGTCTCGATCAGCGAACAAACCAGCACTCGATACAGGACTAACTCGACCGAAACGGGCGGAACATCGCCCGGGCCTAAATCTGACATGAAAAATCGCCCCAAAAACTATGGGGGCGAGCGTACGGCCAAGCTGCTGACGGTCGCACCAAATATCGTCCGCCTGCGACACTTCCACGCCGACAACCATCAAGCCGCCAGCCCGATGGGGGTGGGGTGATGCGGATCGTGCCCTGTCACGGATGTCCGCTTCGCGCCGGCTGCTCGCAGCGCGAGGTGTTTCGCACGAAGGCCCGCGGCCTGGGGGCTGTAGCCGTCAAGTTCCGCTGCCCAGTGCTGGCCCAGCGCCTTCGTCCTGGCGCGCGCATCACCGTAAAGGTCCCGACTGTCACGTTCGGCGGCTACAGCCATTACACCGACGAGCCGATCGAGCGGATCGGCAGCGTCCTCGCCCCGGCGACCGTCACAACTGTGAAGGCCGACCACTCGTTTGCCTGCGTGATCGACCCCGGCCACATCGACGGGGAGATGGTCGCGGAGGGCAAAGACCCCCACGCCATGCGGTTCCGCAAGACCCGCGCCCACACCCGCATTGTCGCCTTCCTCGACGAGCCGCCGCTTCCCGTCTGCGACAACGGCAACGTGCGCCGGAATGGCGTCTGCGACAACCGCGACGGCGGCTGCTGGTGCCGCGGCCAATTCGACCTCCCCGCCACCCCAGAGACGGTGACGGCATGACTTCGCGTGAGACATCAAAACTCCGCGTCCTTGACCTGTTCTCGGGCATCGGCGGCTTCAGCCTCGGACTCGAGCGCGCTGGCGGTTTTGAAACTGTCCGCTTCTGCGAGATCGAAGATTATCCGCGCCCCGTGCTGGCGCGTCATTGGCCGGCTATCCCGTGCGATCGGGATGTCACGCAAACCGAATTCACGGAGGGCGAGGCTGATGTCATCGTCGGCGGCTTCCCCTGCCAAGATCTCTCCAATGCTGGCCGACGCGCCGGTCTGTCCGGAGCCCGTTCTGGATTGTACCGGGAGCTGGTGCGAGCCATTCGCGTGGTTCGACCCCGCTACGCAGTGCTGGAGAACGTGGCAGCGCTGCTTGGTCGAGGGATGGGCCTCGTTCTCGGGGACCTGGCCGAGAGCGGGTATGACACGGAGTGGGATTGCATACCGGCGTCCGCCGTTGGCGCCCCTCACCAGAGAGACCGCGTCTGGATTGTTGCCCACCCCGGAGGCGAGCAACACCAAGGCAAGGGCGATGCGATCCGCCGGGCGCTCGCCGCGGGACTTCCTCAAGCCTTTGCCCGCAACACCTGCCTTCCGGCTGGGGCTGACGGTGAAGCCCTCGCACAGCGTTCCGACGCCCACGGCATCGGACCACATCGAGCGGCAATCCACCAGCAAGGAAGTGCTGAACTTCGAGACGAACAAAACAGTCTCTTTGGACCGTTGGGTGAACCGCTTTCCGACGCCGACAGCGAGCGATTGGAAGGATGCGGGATACCAGTGCCAGCCGAGCGGGGCTCGAGCGCTGACACTCTCGGGCGCCGCTCGAGCGACAAGCGGCCAGCCATACGACAAGGCGGCTGGTGGGCAATTGAACCCCAGGTGGGTCGAGTGGCTCATGGGGTTCCCCATCGGGTGGACCAACTTAAAGGGCTCGGAAACGCCGTAGTCCCCCACGTCCCTGAACTGATTGGCTGCGCGATCCTCGAAGCCGAGGCCGCGGCATGACTTCGCCCGTCCACCACAGCCATGCGTGGACGTACGAAAGCCGGGCGCGAGGATTCCAGTCCCTCGCGTCCGGCGCCCCTGTTCACATGGAAGGAACTGAGAATGATCAACCCCGAAATGCCGCGACACGCCCAGATCGGCTCCGGCTACCTCGGTCGTCCCGACGACCCTGCCGACTATCGGCCGGAGCAATTGGCCGGCCTTATGCCGAAGACGGATGGGCTGCTGACCAGCGTCAACGCGGACCTCGACCGGACCAATCGCACCATGGCCGAGGCCGAGGAAATCCTCCGCAATCTCAAGACGCGCGTGTTCGGCGCCGAGCCGCCGCAGAATATGGGCGTCAATGGGGCCGTGCCGACGCCTGTCTGCATGTCCCACTCTTTGGCCGACGCGATCAGCCTTTCCGGCTCGCGCGCGTCCACGCTGCTCTCGCTGGCCGAGGAACTCAACTCCCGTCTCTAACGGCGAAGGCGCGCGGTCTCGACAACCGTGCGCCCGCCAATTCGCGTGTTTCATTGTTCGGGCCTGCGCGGCTGCAACCGCGCGGCTCCCTCAGTGATCGCTCGCCAGAACAGGCGGGCCGAGGTGGCCTCACGGCTCTTCGTCTTCAGTTCGTCCAGTTGCTGCTGACCACCTTCCCAGACCGTCAGAGCAACGCCCAATCCCTCAATGTCGATCCTGTCTCCCATCTGCGCCGCCGCTCCGTGCTGGCCCTCAGTCCTCAGGTGTCAACTTGAGGATCACGGCCATGGAAATCTCGCACGGGAAACGGGAATCCCAACACACGCTCGGGCTTGACAGGCAGACGCGCGACGCTCTCGCGACCTACTGCCGTCTGCGCTGGCCCCAACATACCGCCAAGCAAGCCGCGCGGGAATGGAACCTGACCCTGGACGAGGGGCGGGGACTTGTCGCGAGCCGGGCCTCCCAGGCCACCGTCGATAAGGTCTGGAAGCACCCCAACGGAGGCTGGGCCGTCCTGATCCCGGTCCTGGGCTCAGTCATCGGCCAGCCGGTCGAAGACTTCTTCGCATCCGAGAAAACGAGGATCCGCCATGCAAGGCGAGAACATGAAGCGCGCCTGTCGCGTGCTGGGGAGGCTCTGCGTCATCTTCGCACTCGCCCCGACCTGGGCGCTGACAGCGCTGGTGGAACTGATCGCTCGCGCCATCGGATGGGCGGCTAGCCACCCCGTGGATTGGGCGGCCGAAGAGATCGAGCGCCAGGTCAAGGGCCTCAAGGCTGACCTCATGCCGTCTGACGGGGGGGAGGGTTAACCATGCAGTGGTTCCCCAGCCGCAAGCACGCCCCCGAGCCCGCCGCTTCGCCCGACCACGCCCAAGCCCAAGCCCAAGCGCAGGCCGTACAAGCCGTCAGAGACGCCAGGACTCGGAAAGCTACCCGAGATGAGGGCGAGGCCATCCCTGCCGCCTATCAGGCCTTCCATGAGCGTCTGAGGGCAGAGCGTGAAGCGGGGGTGTTCTGATGGAACACCTTGCACCCTATCACGCCCTCATCGCGCGCAAGGCTATCGCATTCCAGCCGGCCGGATTGACCGACGTTCCCGCGCTCAGCCCGCATCTGAAGCCGCACCAGGCGCACTGCGTTGACTTCGCTCTCCGCGCCGGCCGATCAGCCATGTTCCTCGACACCGGCCTTGGCAAGACGCTCTGCGCCTTGGAATGGGGCCGTGTGATTGTCGAGCACACCGGCAAGCCCGTTCTCATGCTGGCGCCCCTGGCGGTCGCTGCCCAGCACCAGCGCGAGGCCGAGAAGTTCGTCATCGACGCCTTAGCGATCCGCGAGGCCGACCAGATCGCGGGCGCCCGCGTCTACATCACCAACTACGACCGCCTCGACCGCTTCGATGCGTCGATCTTCGGGGGCGTGATCCTCGACGAAAGCTCGATCATCAAGAGCTTGCACGGCAAGACCACGCGCGCCCTGATCGAGGCGTTCAGCGCCACGCCGTTCCGCCTAGCCTGCACCGCCACGCCGGCGCCCAACGACCATACCGAGCTCGGCCAGCACGCCGAATTCCTGGGCGTGATGAGCCAGACGCAGATGCTCTCGCGCTGGTTCATCCACGACAGCGCCGACACCGGCACGTGGCGCATGAAGGGCCACGCCGTTCAGGACTTCTGGTCATGGGTGGCGTCCTGGGCGCGATGCGTCTCCAAGCCCTCCGACCTGGGCTTCTCGGATGAGGGCTACACCCTCCCGCCGCTGAACCTGCAGCGTCATGTCGTCATGGCTGATCGCTCCATCGAGAGCGGCCAGGAGAAGGACGGCCAGGCCCGGCTGTTCCGCATCCCTGACACTTCGGCCACCGCTATCCACCGCGAAAAGCGGATGACGACCGAGGCGCGGGCGGACCTGATCGCGGAGATTGTCGCCCGCGAGACTGGCGAGCCGTGGGTGACCTGGTGCGACACCGATTACGAGGCCGACGCCCTGGCCGATCGCATCCCCGGCGCCGTTGAGGTTCGGGGATCTATGACCCCAGACGCCAAAGAGGCGCGGATTACCGCGTTCTCGACCGGCGAGGCGCGGGTGATCATCACCAAGCCATCCGTCGCGGGTTTCGGCCTCAACTGGCAGCACTGCGCCCGCATGGCGTTCGTCGGCCTGAGCTTCTCCTACGAGAGCTTCTATCAGGCCGTGCGGCGCTGCTACCGCTTCGGTCAGGCCCGGCCGGTGGACGTGCACGTCGCCTGCGCCGACACCGAGGAAGCGATCTGGAACGTGGTCAACCGCAAGGCCGGTGACCACGACACCATGAAGCTCGAGATGACCGCGGCCATGAAGCGCGAGGTCCTGATCGTCCATGAGCAGGCAGGCTATGCGCCCGCTCGCCCCCTTCAACTTCCGACCTGGTTAGCCGCATGACCCACGTCCTCGACGCCACCCAGGGCGAGCGCTTCTACGCCGTCAACGCCGATTGCGTGGAGTTCGCCTCAAGCCTGCCCGACCACAGCGTGGGCTTCTCCATCTACAGCCCGCCATTCGCCCACCTGTTCGTCTATTCGGACAGCGAACGGGACATGGGCAACGTAAAGGATGAGGCCGAATTCAAGGCGCTCTACGCTCACCTGGTCCGCGAGAAATACCGGATCACCAAGCCGGGTCGCCTGACCGCTGTTCACTGCTCCGATCTGCCCCGGACCAAGACCATGCACGGCACGGTCGGCCTCTACGACTTCCCCGCTGATATCCGCGAGGTCCACGAGGCGGCGGGCTGGACCTTCCATAGCCGCATCACCGTCTGGAAAGACCCCGTCGTCGAGATGCAGCGGACCAAGGCGCTGGGTCTGCTCTACAAGCAGATCCAGACCGATGCGACCCGCAACCGCCAGGGCATGGCGGACTATGTGATGGTCTTCCGCAAGACGCCGGAGGACGAGGCCCGCGACACCGACCGCGTCGGCCACGACCGCCGCATGTTCCCTGTCGATCAGTGGCAACAATGGGCGTCGCCAGTCTGGATGGACATCAACCAGACGAACGTCCTGAACGTGAAGGTCGCGCGCGAGGACAAGGACGAGCGCCACCTTTGCCCCCTGCAACTCGACCTGATCGAGCGGGCCATCCGCCTGTGGTCCAACGCCGGCGACACCGTCTTCTCGCCCTTCATGGGCATTGGCTCTGAGGGCTACATGGCGCTCAAGGCCGAGCGGCGCTTCGTCGGATCGGAGCTTAAGCCGGCCTATTTCCGCCAAGCCGTCCGCAACCTGACCGAGGCTGAGACCGCAGCGCCATCGCTCTTTGGCGACGCCGCATGATCATCCTCCCGTTCCCCCCTGCTGGCCTGTCAGGTCACAACACCGGCAATCGCTGGGCGAAAGCGGAGCTGAACAGGAAGCACCGCAAGTGGGCGCACGATGCGACCCTGGCCGCCAAGCCTGTTGTTCCGACCGAGGGCGACCTGCTGGTCCGCGTCCTGTTTGTCCCGCCCAACAACCTCGGGGACCGGGTCAACTTTCCCAACCGCTGCAAGCCCTATTTCGACGGGATCGCTGACGCCTTGGGCGTGAATGACAAGCGGTTCGTCCCCTCCTTTTCGTTCGCAGAGCCCGAAAAGCCAGGCCGCGTCGAAGTCACCATCACACCTCAAGGAGCCGAGTAATGGCCGCATCATGCCCAAACTGCGAAGAGCTGACTCTTCGCGTCGAGGCGCTTGAACAGGTCTTGGGCGTCGTGTCCGACCTTACCGAGGGCGGGGTGACGCAACGGATCAGGCGAGCATTTGCCCTGACTCCTGGTCAGGCTCGCATCGTGTCCCGGCTGTTCGCCGCAGAGGGGCGACTCGTGCCTTGCGACGCCTTGGAGGGTGAGGCTAACGCGCACCGCTGGTCGCAAAGCCTTCCGGTCCAGGTTTCCCGCATTCGGGCGAACCTCGGCTACGACGCCATCGTCACCCATCGTCACCCATCTGGCTACAGCCTCTCGACTGGCGGCCTGGTCGCCATCCGCCAAGCCCTCCAGCCGTCGCAGGTGGCGGCATGATCGAGGTTCGCCTGATCGACCACATGGGCTCAGACCTCACGGTCGTGAACGCCGCGCGGGTCAGTTTTGCTAAGCATGTCGAGGCGTTCGCCGAAAGCGACCGCCGGCTGCTGGGCTATCTTGCGCAACACCAACACTGGACCCCTTTCGCTCACCCCCAGCTCACGTTCCACGTCAAGGCCCCTGTCTTCGTGCGGACGCAGTGCTTCAAGCACAAGGTGGGGCTGACCGAGAACGAGGTGTCGCGCCGCTATGTCGATGCGGCGCCGGAGTTCTTCTATCCCGAATCCTGGCGCGGCCGATCTGCGACGAAGAAGCAGGGCTCCTCAAACGTCGAGGTGATGTTCATCGAGATCGAGCCCGGCGTCATGGTCCCGCCAGGGCTACTAGCCGAAGCTCTCTATCGCACGGCGCGAGAAACCTACGACCAACTCATCAACGGCGGCGTCGCGCCTGAGCAGGCCCGCATGGTCCTGCCGCAGGGGATGATGACCGAATGGTACTGGACCGGCTCACTGGCCGCCTTTGGCCGGTTCTGCCGCCAGCGCCTGTCTCATGACGCCCAAGCGGAGACCGCTCAAGTCGCCATGCAGTGCTCCGACCTGATCGCGCCCCTATTCCCCAACGCCTGGTCGGTCCTGATGGACCGCTTCCTCAATGAGGCGGCGGCATGAAGCGTATCACCCGCTATTGGACCCCCGTCGAAGACAAGATCCTGCGCGAAGCCTGGGATGAGCGCGGTGAAGACTGCCTCGTCGATGTCGCCTCAACCGTGGGCCGCACATTAGAGGCTGTTCGCGTCCACGCCCGCCGCGTCGGCATCCTGACCACCCCAAAAAAGCGCACGAGATGGTCAGACCTGGAGGTCGCGACGTTCCACAACGAATGGTCGTCAGCTCTGCCCGCCAACATCAACGCAGAGCGGATCGCCGGCGCCAGGACTCGGAAAGCTGCCCGAGATGAGGGCGAGGCCATCCCTGCCGCCTATCAGGCCTTCCATGAGCGTCTGAGGGCAGAGCGTGAAGCGGGGGTGTTCTGATGGCTGGATCGGAAGCCGAGGAGCGCATCCGCGCCAAGGTCGAGGCGTCGCTTCGCCGCGAGTTCCCAGACGCTCGCATCGTCCATGAGGTCAACACGTCATGGGGCGGGGTTCGGATGGACCTTGCCGCGGTTCGCCCTAACGCCCTGACCCTGGTCGAGATCAAGAGCGAGCGGGACGTTCTGAAGCGCCTGCCCGGCCAGGCCGCGGCCGCGCTGGAGATCACGGGCGACGTCCGGGTCTATGCCGCGGAGCAGCATCGCGCCGGGCTGAAGCTGATGAGCAGGCAGCACCTCGGCATGGTGTGGAACGAGGACCGCACGCACGGCCGACATGAGCCAAACCCGGCCTACTGCGCCGCTTTGCGACAGTGCCGCGTCATGATGGAGGCTGACGAGGGCTTCGCCGACATTGAGCCGATGCACGGTTCGTGGTGGCCGCGCCGCGTCATGGAACACGCCCCGGATCCACGCTCCATGCTGGAGATGCTTTGGGCCGAGGAGCTTCGCGACCTGATGCGCCGCCACAGCATCGGCGCCCCGCCGCGGGCAAACCGCACCATCACGAAGCTCATGGCCCAGGAGAACCTGACCGGGCGCCAGATCCGGGAAGGCGTCTGCGCCGCGCTGCGAGGCCGCCCCTTCGCCCGGGCCGACGAGGTCGCCGCATGATCACCGTCCTGTCCCTATGGAAGGGCCACATCGCCCGCCGACCGACACGCCGCGAGATTGCACAGGAAGCGGCTCGCCGCCACGGCCTGACATTCGAAGAGCTGACATCAAGATCCGCGGCCCCTCGCATCGCACATCCACGCCAGGAGGCGATGTTCGAGATGCTTTGCGCCGGCCACACCAAGGCCGACATCGCCCGCTTCTTCCGCCTTGATCGCTCCTGCGTCTATCACGCTAGCAAGGCCATCCCCGCGCGTCTGGAGGCGCAAGCGGCATGAGCCTGAACGCCGCTGCTCTTCGCGTCATGATGGAAGCTGGCATGTCCAGCGAAGACATCGTGCGCGTCGCGGAAGCCCTAGAGGTTAGCAAGACCCCATCCAAGGGGGCTGAGCGGACCCGGCGCTGGCGCGAGCGGAGGGCTGAAACCGAAACCGTCACGGGTGATGTCACGGTGACGCATCACGGTGACG